AAATTATATAGTAGGGAAAGAATTTAAATATGTTCATCAATTGCAAAATCTTTATTATGCAATAAAAGAAGAAGATTATCCGTTTGAATTATGACAGTGGAAATTTTTCAATGGATTGAAATAATCGTATACGAGAATATAAGATGTGAAAAATATTATTATCTTTATCATAGAATATGTTACAACTAGAAAAATTAGAACAATATTGTAAAGTTAGGAATATCAAAGCTACTTTTGTAGATGGTATTCTAATCGACCCTTTGCCTATTGTAAAGTCAAATTATAGAGTTAGGAAAGAACCTTATTTTATTGATTTGGCGGTTAAAAGATACGGTTGTAGTACGGTTGTAGATGCAATGTTTAATAAACAAATGACACTTATTTTATGAAATATTTGAAAATAAATGAGATAAAACTTAATCCAAATAACCCACGTTTAATAAAGGATGATAAGTTTACAAAGTTAGTTCAGTCTATAAAAGACTTTCCCGAAATGTTAGATATTAGACCGATAGTTGTTAATCAGGATATGATTATATTAGGAGGTAATATGAGATACAAGGCTTGTAAAGAAGCTGGGTTAAAAGAGATACCTGTTATTGTAACTGATTTGACTGAGGAGCAACAAAAAGAGTTTCTTATTAAAGATAATGTTTCGGGCGGAGAATGGGATTGGGATTTATTAAATGAATGGGACACTGAACAGTTAGAAGATTGGGGGTTGGATATTCCCATATTTGACATTAATGGTGAAATTGGAGACGAGGGTAATTTTGATGATCCGGGCATTAATGGAAAAAATCAGTACGGTGTTATTGTAATGTGCGAGAGTGCCGGAACTCAGGAGAGCGTTTTTAATGACCTTACTAATATGGGCTTTAACTGTAAAATTGTTGTAACATGATAATAAAGATAAGAAATAAAACAGAGGATCATAACAGCTATAGGTCTGCAAGAGTAAAGTCGTTATTTAATGCGGAGAGGGGTAATGAATTCAACCTTGATGCAAATATTGATATTGACGATATGGAGTGGCAAATTGGTCTTGTTGTGGGGCCGAGTGGAAGCGGTAAAACGTCAATAGGAAAACAACTTTTTGGGGGCGGAAAGCTAATCGACCTTTATGACGGGTGGGATAAAAAGTTACCGATAATTGATGCAATAGCACCCGGCGGAGATTTTGACACCGTTACCGGTGCCCTCGCAAATGTTGGGCTTGGAGATGTCCCAAGCTGGCTAAGACCATTTCATGCCTTAAGTAATGGGCAACAATTTAGAGCCGGTTTGGCCCGAATTATAACCGAGGCCCCAGATGAAATTATTGTGGATGAGTTCACATCAGTAATTGATAGACAAATAGCGAAAATTGGTGCGATGGCTTTTTCAAAGGGGTGGAGAAGAAACAAGGGAAAAAAAATAGTTTTATTGGCGTGCCACTATGATATTATTGAGTGGCTACAACCTGACTGGGTTTTTGATACCGGAACTGCAGAGCTAAAAAAAGCAACCAGCTCGAGCCAAGACCAAGCTTCGAGCTGGAAATTAGGAAGGTCAACTCCAGTTATTGGAAGTACTTTAAGCCACATTACTATTTAGACTTACCCATGCCACCAGCGGCGGAGTATTTTGTTGGAACGGTCAACGGTGAACTTGTTGCACATTTAGCTGTCTGCCCAATGTTTACTGCAAAAGCCTATAGGGCAACTCGATTGGTTGTTATGCCCGAATGGCAGGGTGCGGGTGTTGGAACTAAGTTTTTAGAGTGGGTTTGTGAATATCATAAAGACGGAAACGGAAGATGTGGAAAAAAGTTCCCCACCCTATTTCATACAAGCCACCCACAATTAGTTGGGTTTTTAAACTACTCAAAAAATTGGGTTTTAAAAAGCCAGTCAATGTACGGCTCAAATAAGGCAAAAAGTGGGGCGTCAATTGCAAAGTCAAATATTGGAAAGAAAGGAGTTGGAAGAAACGCAGATAAATCCGGGGGATACGGCGGTCATTTCCGAGCAGTACAAGGATTTAAATACATAGGTAAAAAGTTATGATGCACGAATTTTTAAATAGTGAAAAAAAGCTTAATGTTTTTATTAGCGGCCAGAAATATTTTGGCTCACTTATATTACACGAAATGATTAAAAATCCTAGGGTAAACGTTGCCGGGGTTTGCACACCTCCCGGAGATAAATATGTCGGAAAAATGGCGTACACACACGAAATACCAATTATACCTGCGGGCTCTTTAAATGTGGATACAATGCCAAGCGGGGTAGATATAGGTATAACGGCACACTCTTTCGATTATATCGGAAAGGCAACAAGGTATAAACCGACAATGGGTTGGATAGGTTATCACCCAAGCCTACTGCCAAGGCACAGAGGAAGGTCCTCAATTGAGTGGGCAATAAAAATGAGGGATTTTTTAACTGGGGGCACCACGTTTTGGCTAAATTCTGGAATTGATAGAGGCGATATAATAGAGCAAGAGATAGTTTGGATAGACCCAAAAATGTATAATATGGACGTAAAAAATGCGGCTAAGTTACTATGGGAGCACGAGCTTCAAGATATTGGGGTTAGGCTAATAAATAAAACAGTTAACGATATTATAAGCGGAGCGGTTAAAAGTAGGGCTCAAGATAATAGATTTTCTACATTTGAGCCAGGCCTAGATATTAAAGATATATATAGGCCAGATGCTCTAATGTTAAATTAACTTTATATATAATGGCATACGATAAACAAAAGATATTTGAACAGGCAAAGGAAATGATAGTTAAACATAAACTATTTTTCATTGAAGATATAGTTGCTTTTATTCCTATTTCAAAACCTACTTTTTACGAGTATTTTCCTATTCAATCTAACGAAGTTAACGAGCTAAAAGGATTACTAGAAACAAATCGTATAGAATTAAAAGTTTCGATGCGATCAAAATGGTACAAGTCAAACGCTCCCGCTTTGCAAATGGCATTAATGAAATTGATAGCAAGTCCAGAGGAGTTACGTAAACTATCAATGAACCACCAAGTAACAGAGGAGGTTGAAAAGCCTATTTTTAACGGAATAAATATCAATGTTACAAGAAACGACAGCACAGCAGAAGATAGCGAAACTATTAAAGAGAATTAGAGTTGTAAGGGGTGGAACTTCAGCGAGTAAAACCTTTACGATTATACCCTTTTTAATAGACTACGCCGTTAAAAACCCAAAGAAAGAAATATCAGTTGTTTCAGAAACTATACCGCATTTAAGAAGGGGTGCCATTCGTGATTTTCTTAAAATAATGGATATGATAGGAATGTACAACGATAATAACTGGAATAAATCGTCATTAACTTATAAATTTTCAAACGGTTCTTACATTGAATTTTTTAGTGCGGACCAACCTAATAAATTAAGGGGTGCAAGACGTGACGTTTTATTCATAAATGAGTGCAATAATGTAGATTGGGAAAGTTATTATCAATTAGCTATTCGTACACGTGATTTCATTTATTTAGATTATAACCCAGTCGCAGAGTTTTGGGTTGACAAGGAGTTAATAGGTCACGAAGATACAGACTTTATTGTCTTAACTTATAAGGATAATGAAGCCTTAGAACAATCAATTATTAAAGAGATAGAAAGTGCAAGAGAGAAAGCAAAAACGTCTTCATATTGGGATAATTGGTGGAAAGTTTACGGCTTAGGTCAAATCGGTAATTTAGAAGGAGTAATTTTTAAAGAGTGGAAACAACTTGATAAAATACCTTCAGAAGCTAAATTGGTAGGTCGTGGAATGGATTTTGGTTATACTAACGACCCTACAACAATAACTGATATTTATCAATGGAATAACGAATATATTTTTGATGAACGAATATATCGTACTGGTTTGACTAACCCCGAAATATGGAGAGAATTTAAGTCTTTAAATATTGATAATTCAATTTACACTATTGCGGATAGTGCAGAGCCAAAATCAATACAAGAACTTTCTAGTTTAGGAATGAAAATAATCGGAGCTACTAAGGGAGCTGATAGTATAATGTACGGTATTCAAAGAATGCAAGAGAATAACTTTTATGTAACCTCAAACAGTTTGAATATAATAAAAGAATTAAGAGCGTATACGTGGGCAGTTGACCGTGAAGGAAACAAGCTAAATAAACCTATCGATAATTTTAACCACGCAATCGACGGAATTAGGTATTTCTTTACTTCAAAACCAAAAGCAAAAGCACCTCGAAGCCGTTTATTATGATAAAGTTTAAGACACAAATAAAGGATTTTAATTTACCTACTTCATGGAGTGATTTAAAATTTAGTGACTATTTGAAACTACAAAGTTCA